ACTGGAGATGGGGTGCATAGGTGGGTAACGTGGCAAGAGCGTGGGGTTTTACATCGTGGAATATTAACATGGCTGGGCGATGACCTTGCTCAGGCTATTATTATGCAACGATCTGATCGTGAAACGGGAGACTTGGGGTGGCACAGATATTTTTATACAAGCCAAATTAAAAACATAAAACAGATAAAAAAGAGAATATGCGTGTGGATAGACCGACTGTAAACAATATCTCATTCATCGGCCGCGACCTTCAGTGGCATACGCGGACCTTTTTGCCGATTTTCGACGGTCAATTAATTTGGGCTGCGGATATGAATTGCGTCGACAGCTGTAAATTAGCATCCCATTGTCACCCAATGGTTCAAGATGAAGGAAAAGAGCATTGCTTTCATAAACTGTGCACATTGACAGTGATGAAAGCCAAGCTGATCAAGGCGAACGAAATTTTATGAATTTGACCACAACAACACATTCGCCCGCAAACCCGCCGGCGCTGGAAATCCCGGGCAGTTTCTTCTGGACGCCTGGTGAGCGGCGCGTGTTTGCGCGCAAGGAAAAGATGCCCGTCTGGCAGCACGCCGAAAAGACGCGCATCATCACCGACGGCAACATCAAGGGTCCGTGGCGTAATAGTGTGACGCCCTACACCGTCGGGCCGATGGATTGCTGGACCTGGCCCAGCGTCCGGAAAATCTTCCTCATGTGGGGCCCGCAATCGGCCAAAACGCAGGTCGCTTTCAACTGCATGAACTACTCGATCGAGCATGACGGCCAGTCCGTCATGTACGTCATGCCCGATGAAAAAGGCACCAAACGAATCGCCAAGCGCCGGATCATCCCCATGTTCAGGGCATCGCTTGGTATCCGAGATCTTTTGAGCCCGCGCTTTGACGATACCACCACGCTGGCCGTGAACTTCTTAAACGGCGCGGATCTGATTATGGCCTGGGCGACGTCGCCGGCGGCGATCAGTTCGGAGTCCGTCCCGATCGTGATCGAGGATGAGCGCGATAAATTCCCGGAATACTCCGGACGGGAAGCCGATTCCACGGGTCTGGTCGAAGTCCGCTCGACCACCTTCCCGCATACGTCCAAGATGTTGGTTATATCCACGCCCAACCTCGAGACCGGCATCGCCGCCGATATTGAAGCGGAAGCCGATGTGCTTTATCATTACGCACCGAAATGCCCGGTTTGCGACGCCTTCGACGTTATGGAATTTGAACAGATCATCCTGCAGGAAAACATCAAGGATCCGCGCGAGATCATCCGCCGCCGGCTGGCCTATTACCAGTGCAAGGCCTGCGGCATGCTGTGGGACGATTACATGCGCAACCAGGCCGTGATTGATGGCATGCTGAATCCGGCCTCCCTTTTTGGCTGGATCCCCGATCGCGTCGTCGAAAACCCCGTGGCTGTGGCTTTCCATCTGCCGTCCTGGAATTCGCCGTTTGTATCGCTTTCCCGGGTGAAAGCCGCCGAGATCCGCGGCCGCGACAACCGGGCCAAGCTGATGATCTTCATCACCCAGCACAAAGCAGAGCCATGGGTCGAAGCCGTCGAGCCGCCGAAAAAAGAAGATGAACTGTTAAAAGCAAAGTGCGACTTGGCGCCGATGACCGTCCCTGCAGAGGCCCTCGCCCTGACCTTCTGCGCCGACGTCCAAAAGTCCGGTTTTTGGTTCACCACATGGGCCTGGGCGCGCGATATCCGGGGATTAACCGGCTGGCTGATCCATTATGGCGCCCTGGCCACGTGGGCCGAAATAGAAAAGATTCTGTATGAGACGGAATATCCCATCGTGGATGGATCCGGGACCATGCGGATCTGGCGCGCCGCATTCGATACCGGCGGCGGGAAGAAAGATACGGAAATGAGCATGACGGAGGAAACCTACTGGTGGATCATCGCCAATTTCAACCGCGGCGTTCAGCTTTGGGGCACCAAAGGCGCGTCGCGGGCCCAGGCAAGCATGTTCAAAAAAGGCGAAGCCCTATTAAAGACGCCGTCCGGGAAGAAACTCCCGGACTGGTTTCACCTGGTCCTGATCGATACGGATAAACTCAAGACGTTCTTTCATTACGGTCTGGATCAGGCCATCGCGCGCGATTCCAACGCCCTGTACCTGCACCGGGACACGGACGTCCTATATGCAAAGCACATCCTGGCGGAAGAAAAACGCGCGGACAAAAAATCGAAGGCAGTCCACTGGGAGCGGATTAGGCAGGCGAACCATTTACTGGATGCATCCTGTGGCGCCATCGCCCTGGCACAACCGCAATGGCTGGGCGGCGGCGTGAACATCCTGGCGCCGCGGATCGTGGTTCCTGAGCAAAACCAGGGGGCGCAAAAGCAGCAACAAGTGGCAAGATCAAGCTGGATGACCAGACGATAAAGGAGACTGGCAAATGTCAAAATTTAAAATTGTCTTTTTGGACGGTAAGAAAATTAAAGTGAAGGCCTTGAATTTTTCAGAGGCCTGCACATCTGCGAAACATTCCCGGTTGCAAGCCGGAGAGGCGCAGGTGAATCAATTATTCATTGATGAGAAAGCGTGTTCCATCATCGATTCGAAGAGAAAAAAGATGATCCAAGAATAGGGTATCTTAATGGCGGAAATCAAAAAAAAATATGTAACCATGCAGGTTGTCGCCGAAACGCTCAGCTGCAGCGAGCGGCATGTTTACGATCTGATCGTCGATGGATCTCTTGAAGCCATTAAGATCGGGGGACGTGCCGTCCGGATATCGGAAGAGTCTTTAAATGATTTTATAGAAAGCCACAAAATCAAACCGGAAGATCTCTTTGATCCTGACCTGGAAAAGAAACCAACAGAGCAATCCGGCCAGATCGCCCGGTCAAGATGGATAGGACGGTAAAACGTCAGTAATCCGGCTTGCAAACAATGTTTATAGGTCATATAATTAAAGCGTCAAATTGGAGGTAATCAAATCATGACTCTGCGCGGCAGCATCGCCCGATATAACTGGATCCGCCGAAAGCTTTTATCCGGCGTGTATCTGAATTGTACGGAAATTGCTGATCACCTGGGATGCACATCGAAAACCGCGCAGCGCTATATCAACCGTCTGCGGGACGACGGATATCGCCTGGAATATGACAATTCCGTCCAGGGCTTTATCCTGGTTGGAAAGCCGCAGAAAATGATGGAAAAGAAAATTGATGAGGGTGTGGTCTATCGCACACTGGCCCGTGCTTTGGCCTGGGTGAAGAAAGAACATCCGGAAGCAAAGGCGTCCTGGATCAAAGTCGCAAAAAATGTTTTAAAATAAATAAGAGGAAAAAGATGAATAAACGACAATCAAATCTTGCGCCGCCAATGCCGGAATCCCTCCAGGAACAAGCCATGAAGGTAAATGAGGCCGCGCGTGATTTTCTTTATGAATTCGGAAAGGCCCTGGGGACAATCAATCTGTGTAAGAAATTCAACTGGGAATTGAAAGACTGGGTAAAAATACGGATGCAAAAAGAGCATAGGAGGTTAAAAAACCATGGATAAAGAACCGGTAGACTTTACTGCAATAGATCCAGGAAAAGAAATTCAATTATTGCCTCATCCTCCCGAGGGTGATGTCAGCTTTAGTTATCCAGAGATGAAATAGTGCATGCCGTTCGTTTTTACCACAGCCAGAAGAAAACAAAAAAGCCTAAACCGGGTACTACTATAACAATCATTACGATCATTGGATATAATGAATAAAAATCGTTGAACTTCGCCAAAGAAAAGCGTATAAACTCACAAGTTTTCCACCATTAAACAGCATAATCAGCATGGAAGTAGATAAAATCTGTCCTTAAAGGAAATGTACCCATGCAATAACCGATTACTTCAAAGACCAGCACGGTATGATCCGGCTGGTCTTTTTTTATTTCGGATAATTCACTCAGGAGGTGATTATATGGCTGCCGTAAAAACGCTGAAAATATCCTGTTAATCAGATCAAAAGACCGGGCAAAAATATATATAGATAACTGAATGAAGCACAAGGTGCTTTCGGAATATCTTGGATAATATGCGCTCACAAAACATTTCAAAGGAGAATGATTATGAAATCTATTCAAGTTGCTATAGAGAATTTGAAGTTTGATTTGCAAAATCCACGTTTTGATAGTTCATCCGGCCAACGCGATATTTTGCAGAAAATTATTAATAATCAAGAATATAAATTGGCTATCTTGGCTCACGATATAATAAATCAGGGGCTAAATCCTATCGATAGAATGATTTTAATACAGGCTGATGGATCTAAGGATTTTGTTGTTTTAGAAGGTAATAGGCGATTAGCTGCTTTACAACTTCTTTCAAATCCCGTTCTTTTGAACTCAGTATCCATGAAACCCACAATGAAGAATAAATTTCAGGAATATTCAAAACAATACGACAAAAAAGTTATTGAACCCATAGATACGGCCCTTTTTGACAATCGCGAGGAGGCAAATCATTGGATTGAATTAAGACACACAGGTGAAAATAATGGTGCTGGAATTGTTGATTGGGATGGTATTATGACAGCTCGTTTTAGAGGAAATACACTCTCACTTCAAGCAATTGAATTTGTAAGAAAACATGGAAAGATCGATGAGAAAAAACTCCAAAAATTCAATGTGACAAATCTTGATAGATTGTTAGGTGATATATACGTACGCGACGTATTAGGTCTTGATGCAAAAAACAAAAAGTTAATTTCTCACTACTCGCCATCTGAAATCATAAAAGGGCTGCAATTTATCATTTCAGAGATTGCAGCCGAAAGATTAAAGGTAAACTTGATTCATAATAAAACTGATAGAAAAAATTTTATAGACAATTTGCCAAGAACAGTCAAACCGGATAAGGAGAAAACAATAAACTCTTGGGCGCTTGATTCTGTGGAAAAATTTAAAGTATCAAAAACAATAAGAACGCATGGCAGTATAGAAACAGTCAGAAAAACATTAATTCCCAAGGACTTTAAAATTCAGATATCTGATAAAAGGATCAAAGACATATTCATTGAATTGCAACGTAATATAAAAATTGATGAATGCCCAAACGCTGTTGCTGTATTATTTAGGGTATTTTTTGAGCTTTCGACGGATTTTTACATTACAGAAAAGAAAATTACTGGAGTTACAGAACATTCATCGTTACCTAAAAAAATTCAAGCGGTAGAAAATGATTTAGCGAAAAACGGTATTGATCCTAATGTTTTAAAGCCGATACGCGTCATGACTTCAGATAAAGATAGTTTTCTTTCCTGTGATACTTTCCATGCTTATGTTCATAGTAGAAAAATGACTCCAATACCTTCAGAACTGCGGACTGCATGGGACAGAGCTCAAAATTATTTTGAGTTAATATTGTTATAAAAAATGCTGGCCAATGTGAGTCTTTTCTGTTAAGCGGCCTCTGGATTAATAGAGGTATTAATTATTATGGGTTTTTGCACTCCATTACGTTATCCAGGTGGCAAAGGTAAACTTTCCGCATTTATTAAGCAGGTCTTTGATTATAATGATCTCTGCGACGGCACGTATATAGAGCCTTATGCCGGAGGATCGGCTGTAGCCATGACTTTGTTGTTGGAAGGATACGCGCGGGAGATAGTAATTAATGATATAGATCCTGTTGTTTATGCATTCTGGTGGGCCGTACTTAATGACACAGAAACTCTTTCCCGTAAAATTCGAGATACTACTGTAAATATGGAAACATGGCGTGGGCAAAAATTGGTTCATGTTTCCCCTGAAAAACATGATCTAACAGATGTGGGATTTGCAACATTTTTTCTTAATAGAACAAA